AACGGCTTTTTGTATTGCTTGCCGTTTACCATCATCTGCCCAGTCAGGGATGATACTAGCCATTTTCTGATGTTCCTGCATAGCAACTCTTTGCATCTCTTGTTGTGATGCGGTTTGCTGTTCTTGTTGGGCTTTTGACTGAGCGTCTTGTAGAGATCGAATTTGTTCTTGAGCCTGAGTGTACTCATGGCTTTTGATTAAATATTCTTCCCTGTCCTCAGTCTTAAGTCTGTTCCAATCAATGTTGCGGAACTCATTTAAATGTGAGTAGTTTGTTTCAATTGCTTGTGCGACAGCACTAACGTACTGTTCTCTGGCTTGCTGAGTCTTGGCAATTTCAGCCTGATACTGCTCGACTGTATTGTCTATCTGCTTTCGATATTCTGCAAGTTGTTGAGTTTTCCTTGTATAATCCGCTTGTCGGGAGTAGCCGTTAACGAGTTCTTCTTCAGTGACTTCATGTTCCTCTCCGTCTACCGTTACAGTATAGAGAGTCGTCTCTTCCGAGTCGTCTTCAACTTCTTCTTCATCGGATTCCTCAGATTCATCATCCTCAGTATCTTCATCCGGTTCTTCACCTTCTTCTTCAACTTCATCAGATTCTTCCTCTAAGACGTCTTCAGTTACTTCTTCAGACGGCGATGCTTGCTCTTCCTCTTCCGGTTTCTCTAATGAGTCCATGAGTCCAAGTATTGCATCTTGGGCTTCGGATATGCTACCGGGTGTTTCAGGTAGTTCTCCGACAAGTTGTGGGCCTGATTGGTTATCCACCATAATAATCTCCTACAATTGGTATTCCTTTAGTTTCTTCGCCATATCTCCAGTTTCTACAATACTGGTTAGATGAATGCGTATCCTCTCAAGGAGTCTTAATGACAACCAGATTTGTTCTCTGGTTTCGTGTTCACTAACTCCCGAAGAGTTCCAAGAGTTTAGTAAATTTTTTTCTAGCGTTTCAAACGCTTCGTTAAACAACGGATCAGTGAGGAGGCGTTTAGCGTGTTCCTCTCTTAGTTCGTTCATATTTATCCTATAGCAATGGGTCTATTTTGTTGCGCTTCTAGTTGCAGTTCTGCCGCTTTAAGTTGAGCATCAACGGCAGAGTCAGCGGCTTCTTGCTGAAGTTTCTGCTGTTTCAACTGAAGGTCTGCGGCTTTAATCTGGAGTTCTTGCTGTTTAATCTGCATCTCCATTTGTCTTTCTTGTTGACCCGGATCAGGCTGTTGTGGAGCCATATCAGGATCAGTTAAGAAATCGCCTACATTTTGGAAGCCCATGTTCTTTACAAGAGCCGCTCCCATGTTATACATATTCTTTTCTGTTACAATGTTTAAACCACCGCGCATTGCATCTCCTGCAAACTGCATCATAGTAGTCAAATGCATTAACTGTTGGTCACGGTTACCATTACCAATACCTACTGCAACTGTGCAATCCATTTTGTCTCGCCACATATCAGGTCGAACAGGAATCCATTTGTTTCTAAGTTTAACAACACGTTCATGGTCTTGATTTTTAAGTACAAGTTCGTAAATGTTACGCATTAAATCTCTTACACCAGTCTCAGCAAAGCATCGGGCTATTAACTCTACTCTGGACTGAGCGGCTGTCATAGTAGCGTTTACTGCTGTAGCCGTTGTATGACTTGTTAAAGCGTTGTCGTTAAGACCTTGGCTGTATTTGTTTACACCACTTCGTGACTCTCTTTGCTCATCAAGGTAACTAAGCATCTGGAATGAAGACGCTTCAAGTTGTGGTGTTGCTAACGGCATAATAGCGTTAGGTGATTTAACTCTTACTACACCGCCCGGACGCTGAGACAACAGGTCATCAAGGTTAGCCTGACCTTCTAGGACTGCATACCTACCAAAGTTTTGGTTGTACATATTGTCCATTAGGTTACGCATAAGCGTAGATTTAATTAATTGCAAATCCATAATAAGGTCTGCAATAGATAATCCAAAGAACTTATGAGGAATCTTTACTGGTGTAATACTTACAAATGGAATCTTATCAATAGCGTCATTGGCTAATATTTTACTGCCTACACTGCAAATCTTTCTTAACTCTGCAATGCCGTCACCGTCATAGTCTGTTTTAATAAATGATTCGTGCAACCAATAAGTTTGTAAAGCCTCTTCATCAGCAGGTGCGCCCCAACCTCCAAAGTAATTAGCACTATCATCAAACTGATAACGGCTTAATCTTTCAGAAGAAAAAGCATCTATATCGTCATCTCCTCCACCTAGTTCTTCACCGTCTAAGTCTTCATCAGGATACATTAGCCGTAACTCTGATAAAGTCTTTTGCACTCGATGACAAACAAACCTAGCGTCTTCTATAGACTTTGACTCTCTACTAATAAGAAACTCATCGGGTGGTACGTTTTCAATTTTTACTCTGCCTGAGTATTCTGTACGTTTAATAACAACGTCATGTTTTGCACCGTACTCATCGACATATGGTGTATGCTCTATAACCTCTACTTCAGGAGACATTACTAACAAATTAAATTCTTGTTCGTCAAGACCGTTATATTCTTCTCGGTTCCAGTCTTCATACTCATCCCACCATACTTTTACAATACCATTCTTTTGTAGTAAAGCATCAGTAAACCAAGTGTATAAGATTTCCCAACCATTGTTATCTTTAGTAAATATGTGATTAACATAGTCTGTTGCTTGAGAAGCGGACTCTACATCTTCTGGGCCATGAGGTTCAAACGTAACCATTTCTTCGCCAGATGCAAACACACGCATAAGGGATGGTTTAATCCACTCAATAGTATCCATTACAGAAGAGTCAACGTACTGGCTTCTGCCTTCTACTTCGTTACCAAAAGGCAAAGCATAATAATAATCCATAGCAGTTTCTCTCTGCTTGGATATAGTATCACTGTATCCTAAAGCGTCAGAGATTTCTCCCTGCACTCTACTTAATAGTTCTTCGTCCGTTATATTAGATGATGCCATAGTGTTTATATTCTATCTCGTTTGTCCATTTTGGATCACTGCTTGAAACAGCAAACCTTCGTGATAAGACAGCGTACCTTGTGGCACTCATTAGATCGTCTTTAAATGCTACGACCTTCCCGCCTTTTCTGTGATACATCCTAAATTCTTCAAACCAATCGGCAAGTGTATTAAATACATGGAACCTTCCTTGCTCCATATACTGCAACATATCCATTAGTCCTTCTTCTACAGAGTTACCGCCTTTGTTTTGACCTAATGCAGGAGGGTTTGTAAAATGTTCTAATAGCATATTACATCCGTGGCTTCTGTATTGATCAGCAAGGCCCGGATTACCCATGCTATCCCGCCTGTTTCCGTCATGTGGGTAGGCTATAGGCACACTACTGTCACGCGTATTGATGTGACTAGCGTGTACTGAAGGACTGGCTTTAGACTGCCTATAACAGTCATATATGTACAATTCGTCCTCATCTTTGTCCCATGCTACCCATACTACAGCCGTTGGGTGATCCCAACCAAAGTCAATACCCGCTATTCTGGGCCAATGATCCTCTAAATGTATAGGATCAATCATTAATTTATCTTCTTGAACAGGGAAAACAAGGCCAGAACCAATGCTAGGTCTGCCATATCTCCTCATTTCTCTCTCATGTGGGGAGTAACTAGAGAGAATCTGGGTCATAACGTCTTCGTTTAGGTGTCCTTTACCTCCTTTCATAGAGGTAACAGACTCACTAGCGTCATCCCATGTAGCGTTTGTAAGGCTTTGACCGGACTGTAGGTTGTTCATAAAGGATGCAACAGTCTCTGTCATGCCTGATTCTGGCGTAAAAGTCATGTATACCATACCTTTTCTGTCCAGAGTACGAGTAACTGCCTGAGAATACAACTCCCTGCTTGGCTCCTCGTCTAGCCATATGCAGTCTACACTACGTCCCTGCCACTTGTCAACACCCATTTCATAGGCTTTAAAGTGTAAAGAAGAGTTCCCACCCGAAACGTGTTGTATAAGAGCAACACTTTTTGCGTTAGGTACACCCGGTTTACGTTCCGTTTTTATTATTTTATTTTTAGGTATCGCACCAGACCCAAACGCATCAGGATCATCTGGGGAACCCAATAGTTCATACTGTACAATGTCTCTTGTTGTCTCGTTAGATACACCACCTGCCCACGCTGTAATAGGTTGACTATAACGTCTGCCTTTCCACCAGTCAGGATATATGCCTGTTAGATGGTAACTCATCTCTGCCGCACCAGAGAATGACTTGCCTATGCGGTTAGCCGCCATGAGAAGCCTCTGGTTGGCCTCTGAGCCTGTTTCGTGGAACTTCCGCTGATAAGGGTAGGGATCGTACTGATCTATCCTGTTGAACCTCTCAATGCGTTTGAGAGCCTTTGCTAGTTCTAATGCCCTAGTGCTTGTATCCAAGCGATTCTAACTCCTTTTTAATTTCATCTGCGCTCATCTGGTCAATAGTGGTAGTCTCTACCTTGTCTACTGGTTTAAGACCTGCTCTGTCAAGGATGTCCTTGATAGCACCTAGTCTAACAGATTCGCTCTCAGCACCTTCAGCCAGATCAGAAAGCCACTTAAGGCTTGCAGGAATCTTATCCAGTATAGCCTTTTGAACTTCCTTCTGTATTTCATTATGTAACTGATTCTTTAATTGATAGCCTTTGACTTTAGCAGTCTTTTCTGAATAACCTGCGGCTATCGCTGATCGAGTTGCATTCCCTGTTAATACGTAGGACTCAATGAATTTGTCTTGTTTCTCTGTCATCTCCTACTCCAGTACAGATTTAGAGTCTGGTATGTAAGACTCCAGTACAGGTAAGACATCTCCTTTAAAGTCTGGAAATGTATCTTTTAATAGCGATGACATAGCATCATCAGATATTTTAGGAGACATTGGTCTATCTAGCAATCCTATTGTATCTAGGGCATAAATCATAGAATCTATATCTAACCCATCAAACCTACCTGCATCATCAAATGTTGCGAAATTACTTGTGCCTGAGTCTGGAACCCAAGTGTCCCATACTGTTTTAGGAACAATGCCTAGTCTTGGTATAGCGTTTTGGCTTCTTTGATTATAACTCTCTAGACTTTTTTGGAATAGCATTTCTTCTTCTTCTTTCTTTTTTCTTTGCTTTACTCTGTATGCGCTTTCTGCTTTTTTTGTTTTTCCTGAAGATTCTGAGCCATAATTAATTTTTCTTGATGTAGGTATTTTAACTTTTTTATATGGAGATAACCTTCTTCCTGCAAGACCTTTTGCTTGCGCTCCGTCTTGTATTTTTGTCTTCATTTCTAGTTCAGGGTTTATGCTTTTCCAGTCTAACCCACGCCGGTCATAGACAGGAAACGGATTACCATAAGTCCCCATTTCTGCCGGAACAACTCCGTCTACAGGCATATTGTTTAAAACTGCAAGACCACCTTGAGGAGATTTAGCACCTGAATACACAGCATTAGCATAAGGGCCAAGACCCATCCTATCTGCAAGTCCTTCCATCAAATTCTGACCTGCTAAAAGTCCTCCTACAACTGGCATACCTTGATGTAGCGCTGCCCAGTACGGATTACTTGGCACCGATGTAGCAATTGCTTTTACGGCTCCTTTACCTAAAGCATTAGTTACGGCGTCTCCAGCCGTTTGGTGAAGCAGTGATTTAGCCTGATCCCATTTTGTATATTCAGATGGTACTCCTTTAAAATCAAGATCTAGTTGAGGAGGCGACCATGAAGGAGGCCCATAACCGTAATTAGCCATTTAAAAATTACTCCAGTTTCTAAAGAGAGCAAAGTCTCGTTCAGGGTCATCCTTGATATATCTCTTATATCCAGTTGGCCCCATATTATATGCACCTAAAAGACTTCTTTCCGTAACCGGAACATCCATTCTTTCTAGATACTTCGCATTAGTTTTCATTAATGTTCTTGCCGCTAACTTGGCAAACTTCTCATTGTCCATTACTTCCTTGAATCCCTTACCTTCTAACTGCTTTGGGAATTTTACTCCCGTAATTTCAGTATCCTTCTTTAATCCTTTCCATGTAGAAGGCAGGAACTGTGATAGTCCATATGCACCTGCACTGGATGTCTGTCCGGGTCTACCAGAGGATTCAGCCATGAATAGGCGATCAAGGTCTAGGTTATCCTCAACAGGATTCCTTAGTCTCATCTGCAGGTCTGGTTTAAAGTCTAGTAATCCCATATTAGTGTTTTCTTATGAATGGTTATAACTCCCTCCGCTGTATGGGGAGAACATATATATATATATTTATACGCAGTGGGGTGGGGTAGGGTCAAGGTGTGGCTGTTGCTGTGGCAGTTAAGAAGAGAGTCGAGGTCTTGCCGAGGCTCAACAATGCCGTGTGTGTGTGGGCATAGGACATCATTCTCGCACAGTTCTATATTCTCGCACTGAGAACTACAGCAACAACAATGTCTATACTCTCTATGGTAATCAAGAGACTGGGAAGGTTTAAGTTTCTATTGGGCGATCCCGCGATACAACAGCGGGCGGGCTAAAGCCCTATCGCTTGCGACCTCCTGTCGCTTACTGCCCGGACAAGTCCGGTAACAGCGTTCTCTTAACAGCCTCTGACTAAGTTACTGAAGAGTTTCGCCCGGTAAGTCAAATGCTCTTTCTGATACTGTGCGCGGGCTTATGTGTGTCAGGGCAGACGATACTACGCGTCTGCTAATCCTTCGATTACTGTATGTACACGGTACGCTTATATGCGTAACTAAGACCTTGGAGGTTGGTCAAGAAGGTGTTGGTCAAAATGCGACCTGTTCTGTCGTAAATGCGACATTTGTTTTGCCTATGAATATCAATACTTCATAGAAACAAACGTATATACGGATGATGTTGTTTCGGGTTAATATTATTCCGCTGTAAATCATTAACTAAAAAGAGACTATTATCATGCAAATATTCAAAGACGCAGTAAACGAGATTCTAGGCGGGCCAGATGGTGTTTGTGCTTGGGCAGGTAACACGCTCAGAACCAAAGCGTTGCGCTTGGAAATGTTCCGTAACCGTGACGAGGAGTGCCCAGATTATAATGATTGGCTAGAACTCAACGGCCTCGAACACTTCGACGAGCAGCACGCGAACCAAGATTTTGGGCAATGGGTTTCTTTATTCTCGATGTTGATCGACGGACAGAGCCGAGAAGCCTTCGGAGTCTGGACAAATTACAGCCTTAAGAACTCGGTTAAATACCGCTCGAATGCTCAGTTAAATTTCAAGCAAGCAAAAGACGCGCGCTTTAATGACTCAGAGCACAAGCGACTTCGAGAGGAGGATGCCCTTGTTTGGTCTGCCGTTCAATCAGCAGAACAAACGGACGTTTGGCCTGAAGGTTCTTACGATCTGTTAAAAGAGAAGATCAGCAAGCGCCGTCAAGAAGTTCTCGTAAAGCACAAAGAGAGCGACCACAAGATTGAACGAATGGTCACGCTTGGTTTAGCATTGGCAGAACTCTAATCACTAGGAGCCTCGGCCCGTAAGGGTCGGGGCTTATTAGAATATACTGATATGCTGAAAAAAAATTTTTAACAGCATGAGATATATTATTTCAAGTGTGTCTGGGTTCTGGCCCAGGACCTGGTCCTTGTGTTGGGAAGGTAATGAAATTATTGAGGCAGATAAAGTTAACTTATGTTTAGATATAAGTAATTGATATTTAAAGATAAGTTAAAGTTATAAAGTAAACTAAAAAGAGAGGCAGATTAATGAGATATTTAATTACACTTAAGCATAATGTAGGCCCGGTTAGTGCTGATATAAAATTAACTATGGAGAAAGATTCTATGTTTGAAGTAGAAGATTTTATGTTCTTCCATCCAGTGTTCTGTGACTCAGACTATGAGATAACTGAAGACCCAGATAAGAAGTTGTTCTTAACAAGGAGATAAGTTAATGAAGATGCTATGTCAAAGTTGCCAAGTAAAGAGGCATGACTATGAGTGTACTAAAATGTCTGGTGAAGTTATCTGTGAAGAGTGCTACGATGAGAAGTACAATGAAGAGATGGTTGAGTTTGACTACAGTGAGGAATGATAATGGAAACAATTATTGCTTGGCTTTGGGTAGTATGTGTAATATTGTGTGGTGTAATTGTAATCAACTGGAGATAATCATGGAAGCAAAACTTATTGCAATGAACTTAACTGTTATTATAATTTCTGTTATACTAACGCTTTATGTGACGCTATAGGAGATAGGCATGAGTAATATATTTAAAAGTTTAAAGAGTGTAACAATTACTAGAGACTACGCGTTGTTACATTGTCAAAGTCCTATAGAAGAATTTGAAGCACCTTCTCGAACAGTAGATATAGCATTAGGGTGTGGTCAAACTGGCGTTACTGTTTTAAATGATATTGAAGCCTGGATAAATGGTAAATTAATACAAGATGCGTTACCATACTTGTACCCTGATGAGCGTGAATGTTTGATAACCGGGTACTTAGATGATGACTGGATTAATGATGATTCTTTAGGAGAATAAGTAATGAAAGACTCTAATAAAACTTTAAGCCATGATATATATGATGCAGTCCAGATGGTATTACACAATGGAGGTATGGATACTACTGATAGTTTAGTGGATTATATTATATCTAACTTTGAATTAGCAGAGGTTGATTTGATAGTAGAGATACTAGGAAACCATGATACTGTTGTAGTATATGATGAGTTGCGTAATCATATACAGAAATATGTTGAATCAGTCACAATGAATCAAGACTTGGGAGCAATACACTAATGAATAAAATTCCAGAACCGATTGACTGGAATTGGAACGATGACCAAGACCAAGTAGATGCTTATTTAGAAGATCGTGAGGCAATACAACCCGATGATCTAGTATTGTGTGATGGTGTATGGTATGTAGTAGAAGAGATAGAGTGGGACATGATGCCTGAAACTAACGAGTGGTACTGTATATATTACTGCTTAGATCAGGAGTGTGTTGAAGTTGTGCTGCATGAAGGTATGATTGAGTTAGTTAACAAATCAATGAGGGATGTGATATGAAATGCTGTTATGAGTGTGAGAATCTACGCGCTAAGCGTTGGCTACCTAAGAATAATAAATTTGAATGGCGTTGTTCTCTAGACCCTGATAGTCATACACCTTGGGACATCTGGGAAGAGCATAACTGTCCTGATTTTGTACAAGGATACGAAGATGAGGAGCATGAACTTGAATGAGTTATCTTTATTTAGTGGTGCAGGTGGTGGTTTACTTGGCTCAAAATTACTAGGATGGAGGCACGTTGGTTATGTTGAATACGAAAAATACTGTCAAGAAATTATTAATCAAAGAATCAAAGATGGATTCCTCGACGAAGCCCCAATCTTTGGAGACATTGACGAGTTCATTAAGTCCGGTGCCTCTAAAAAGTACAAGGGATATGTCGATGTGGTTACGGCAGGTTTTCCCTGCCAACCATTTAGCGTTGCAGGAAAGCAAAAAGGACAAGACGATGAAAGAAACAAGTGGCCGCAAACGCTTCAGTGTATTCGCGACATTCGACCCCGATACGCATTCTTGGAGAACGTCCCCGGTCTCCTTAATTCTGGATACTTCAGCGAAATCCTCTCTTCGTTGGCCCAAGCAGGGTATAATGCAAGATGGATTGTGTTGGGAGCAGACGATGTGGGAGCCTGGCATCGAAGAAAAAGACTCTGGATCAAGGCTGAATCGGCAGTCAATACCAACTCCATCAGCATGGGATGGAATGAGAGGCCCGGCCAAACAGTACGACCCCAAATCCAAGAGTCAGAAAGACAGGAATCTCAACACATTTGGGAGGATATATCCCAAACCAGGAATGTGGCCGACTCCGACAGCAAGGGACTGGAAGGACAACGGCAAGTCTCCTGCGGAACTGGCAAGGAACTCAGTAACTCTAGCGACTCACGCTGGTGGTCAACTGAACCCGACGTGGATCGAGTGGCTCATGGGGTGGCCCGAAGAGTGGACAGACTTAAAGCCATTGGCAATGGACAAGTTCCGTCAGTGGTTAAACAAGCATGGGAAATACTAAGTTATGAAACCAAAAGATAAAGTATATGAAACAGTAGTCCCACCCTTGATCGCTAGACTAGAGCGCATTGAGGCGGGTGAATCCATTAGTCCTTGGCATAAGCCTTGGGTTAAAGATGGCACTGACAATATGTTAAACGGTCTAGGTAGTGCGCGTAATGGTGTAACGAAACGTCAGTATAATGGTATCAATTGGTTGATACTTGGCATGATGTCAGACCATACGTCAAGGGATTACTTTACCCTGAATCAGTTAAAAGAGTTAACAGGTAACAGTCACCCAGTACCTAATGAGGTATTCAAAGATGCGTATGATGTTGTGTTCTATAAGACTCTGGTCGGGACAGATGAGAAGACAGGCAAAGATAAACGCATACCATTTATGAGAACATATAAGGTATGGAACCGGGATCAGATATCCGGCTTGCCTGAACCAACACCTGATGTTGTCGCTCCAGATTTTAATCCAACTACGGAAATAGATAAGTATATCAACAACTTAGAGTTGCGTGGTGGTATACATATTGGTGGTAACAAAGCGTTCTATCGTCCATCTGATGATGCGATAGCGTTACCACAAGACTCAGCGTTTACATCTGATGCTGAACGTGAGTCAACCAAA